GAAGGTAATTTCGTTTGTTACGATATAACTAAGAGGAAATTATGACAGAAGAAACTTTCGTTGGCAACGATACAGCCCCTGAAGCAGAACAGGGTACAAATGATGCCGTTGATGGAAAAGTAAACCCAGGTGCTATACGCAAAAGCACTACAAGTTCAATATTGAACGCATTGTCACAAGCAAGCGGTCAACATTTTGAAAGTGTAGAAGCAGCATTAGCATACGTGGCACGTACTTCAAGTCAGCGTAGCGGTGGCAACGTACAGCCAGTGGAATCAGAACCTGCTGATGATACACGCATGGGGCGTGATGTGGGTGATGATAATACTGATCTACGCGAACAGTTCATGAAACTACAACGCAATCTCGCTCAAAAAGATAGAGCATTGCGTATGAAGGAGTTAGACACTGAGATATTACGCAATATGGGCGATAGATTTGATCCTGACCTTCAGGATTATGCTTTACAAAAAATAAAGTCAAATCTACAGTTTAAGCGTGATGGATCATATGCTATCATTAATTCAAAGGGTCAGGAACGTTATGGCATGGACGGTAATCCATTAACAATAAGAGGCTTGATTGATGAAGTCGCTAAAGGTAACCCTAAGTTACTAAAAGGTGGCAGTCAGACAAGCGGTTCTGGATTGCGTCCAGGACAGAATCAGTTCGCAGGTGCGCCATTAGATCAGATACCAGACTATAGCAAAGATCCTGCTGCTTTCAACGCATGGGCAGCAAAGATGGGCTTAGGTAAAGGTGTAGGATTGAAGGCACAGACTGTGAGTGCGACTGTCAGTACACAAGCCAGAAAAGTATTATAACGCCAACTAAAGGAGAATTATCATGGCTTATATATTAGGTGGTGGCAACAATGAAGCCGATGGTTTCACAACTGCTATCGCAAATTTCGCTCTACGTGCCATGCACGAAAGCACTGGTCTAGTAGAGTTCACACAAGTTGTTGCCCCAAATCAGGGTAATCAATACTTGGTACCAAACTTCGCACCAATCACATATCAAGACTACACTCCAGTTAATGGAGACGGTGGTTTTGCTACAGGTGGTGCCGTTGAACAGAATCCTTCACTAGGACAAGGTTCAATCACAGCAACTCCAGCAGTCGCAGCAACAGCATTTGACGTATTCTACGCATGGACTACATCATTTGAACTAGCAGCAACTCTAGGTGCTGAACTTGGTGAATCATATGGTGAAAAAGTCGATGCCCGCGTTTGCGCAGCATTCTTAGATTTCAAAGCCACACCAAGCAACAGTAACTATTCACCAACACCTGCTGACGGTTTCGCACGTCCAACACAATTGGGCGCAATGGAACTATTAGCCGCTGGTGATACAGCAGGTACTTGGACTGATGGCTTCACTGCTAACAGTGTTCTAGGACTTGTTCGTAACGTAAAGCAAAACTACAAAGTAGCCCGTCTACCAGGCACTCCAATCATCGTATTGGACAGCAATGGTAACGCAGCAACAGTATCAGCAACTCCAGTAGGACAAGAAGGTTCTTCATTGAATCGTATGCTTGCTGAATTGACTGGTGGTGCTGTTTCTCAATCAGGTGGATCAAACTTGTCAGCACTCGGTAACGAGTTGTTGTCAACTGGTCGCATCGAGAGCGTGTACGGATGTGCTGTGATCTTCACAACATTCCTACCAAGCGCAACTCGCACTGTAGCAGCCACAACTTCATTATCAGTATTGGTAGGTGGATACTTCCACGAGACTGCGATCTTCACAGTCCTCAAAGAAGGTCTACAGATCAAGATGGGTGAGAAGCCAGGCGGACTACAAATGTGGTTGACTGGTCTTGCTTATATGGGTGCAGGTGTTGCCGATAAGCGTCGTGGTGGAGCAATCAATATCGTTCAAGCCTAATCGTTTGAATTAGTATAGGGAACAAATAATATGTCAGTACCATATCAAAGAGTTAGCAACGCAACTGTATCAGATATCATATTTTATGATCCTGCGGCAGAAAGGCGCGCAAGTCAAATGAATGTTAATTGGGATGTCTACTTCAAAGTAGGTAGTCAAGAGATCCTGTATCAACTAGAATTTGGCTGGTGGCCAAAGTATTGTGATACTGTATTAGGTGCGACATATTACACTAACTTACCTAATGGTGCGCTTATCTCAGCATTCAATCCAAGTTTGCTCATCAAAAATGATCAGACTTTGATACGCCTTGACACGTTCATGGCAGTCAAGATTTTCTACGAGAGCATTGTATCAGACGTAGCAAACGTTAATGATGTTGACAGAGCAAACTATGATCATGCTCTCCGTAGATATATGACTGAATGGGAAAAGGCACTACAGTTGATGAACTTCTATGATCTGAACCAAGACGCTCCTAACGGTCCAACGACTAAGTTAGAAGAGAACTGGACAGCAGACGTAGATTACTTCAACAACGACAGGAGATATTTCTGATGCCAAGTGGACACCAACCATTTTTAGTGAAGGAGACTGTCATTGAATATATGCGAGAGGTCTGTAATAAACTTACACCTATCGTAGAAGTCACTGGCACATATCCAAGCACTGATGATATTGTTCCATTTGGTGTCTATGTTCGCGATTGTCATCCAGTTTCAAGAGAATTGAATCAGGGTGCTATCACGAACTGCGGAAAAATCTACACTGTGACAGATGAGTTTGAGATATTGTATGTCTCATTCCAAGATGACCCACAGAGTATTGTCGTATTAGGTGCGATAAATGATCTTGCTGCTGACACTGTTATTTTTGATGGTTACATCACTGTGACTTTCACAAAAACAGAAGTATTAGGCAATCGTAGTGAAAAGCATACCTATACATTCAACATGACTAGATTGGATTTTAATGATTGATGCCAACAAACTTATAGGAGAAACACAATGGCACGCATAACAGTAAATGAGACTGGTACACAGCCTCTATTGATCATATCAACTGATGTTGCTAATGGCAACATTCAGACTGGTAATATCGTAGGTGCTAACGCATTATCAGTAGGATGTCTACAAGATATCACAATCACCAGCAGTACTGGCGTGTTCAGTTGGACAGATTTCTGTTCAGTGGATATAAACAAACTACCAACTCCAGCAGATAACGAAATCGCTACTAATGTCGTCATCGACGATGAGAAGTATTTCGGAAATAGTTCTGCCGCAGGCAACAGTGCTGCGAATCTTGGAATGGCAAGTTTGAGCCAGAACAAAGTAGAGGTACAGTTCCTAGTTGTATGGAACAATGATGACCTCGCTAACGTTGTAAATGGTGGTCAATCAAACGGAACTTATTGGACTTCAGGTGTCGGCTACGTCACAAGCCTAGCCCCAACTGTAAGCCCAGAAGCCCCTGTTTGGGTCACACCGATGACACTCGCTGTCGACGGTACCATGTACAATGGTAATGGTTGATATTTTGTAATATCAAAAATATGGAGAGAGGTAGAGATATCTCTCTCCTTTTATATTGGAGAACAAATCATGAGCAACGACTGGCTCGACAATGATTACGATAAACTACGCAGCCTCTTAGCAGATGAGGCAAAGATGATGCCTATATTAGACAATATGATGGCATCTATAAAACAACTCAAGGCGAAACAAGCATTTCGCATAGCATTGATTAATCAACTGATTGAAAGTCATGAAGATAATCAATAAATATTAATATAACAAACGAAGGACTAACAAATGAACATTAAGAAATACGCAAGCAAACCAACACTTATAGAAATAGTTTTAGATGATAAGGATCTTGTTGAACGATACAATGAACCTATCACATTTTATACCTATGATGTCGTAGGTATGTCAACTTATTTTGAATTTTTTAACGCACGCTCAAATAACGAATTTACTAATCTAGATAAGATGATGAAAGCCATGATCTTGGATAAAGATGGTAAAAAAGTATTAGCAGATGATGAAGATTTACCTATCGATATCGCAGCAGCAGCGATTAACAAGATCGGTGAAATCTTGGGAAAGTCACTGAGCAAGACATCGACCCAAGAAGTTGGGAAACATCAAGAATGATCACTATAGGTCGCATGGCAGAAAGATATCATATGTTACCACATCAAGTGGAACAGAATGCCACGACCTATGATCTCATGATTGCTGATGTTCTTGCTACATATGAACGATATGAGCAAAGTAAAAAATCAGGTAAATATGATCCAGGTGTATACAAGTATACTACTGAAGAATTGATGGCAATAAACGAGAGGGCTAAAATTGGCAAGTAACTGCGTCAGAAGATTGAATAAAGTACTTGAGGTTCTTGATGAAAAGAACATCAGTACCGTCGCCTATGACGCATTTAAAGACAATACACCAGTAGGTGACCCTAATAGATGGAAAACAAAATATAAACCAAAAAATTACAAACCAGGTAATGCTAGACGCAAGACAGTTTTAAAGAACAATGAGATACAAGCAAATTATCCATATGCTCAACGTCTTGAAGAAGGATATAGTAGTCAAGCACCAAAAGGTATGACAGAACCTACCTTAGAAAAAGTGCGCGATTATGTCTATCAACAGTTAGGGATTAAAATATAATGGCTACAGTAGACAATTATAAAATCAAAGTTACCGTCGATGGTCAAGACAAGATCATCGATCTAAACGAAGAAATTGAAAATCTTGGTACCAATATCGGTAAAACTGCTGCTGCCGGCATCGCTGCGTTCTCAGCATTAGCGATAAGCGCAGTCAATATGGCTGCCGATATGGACAGTTTGAGCAAAGCGACTGGTATAGCGACAGGTGATCTTTATAATCTAGGTAGAGCATTAGAGATAAGTGGCGGACAGTTTGATGATGCTGGAAAACTATTCCAAGCATTCGCTAGATCATTGGGACAAGTAGAACGCGGTAGCGAAGAAGCCATAGATGCTTTCACAAAACTCGGTGTATCTAAACAAGAACTTGAGACATTAAGCGATGAAGCATTATTTAATCGCGTGATACAAGGTCTTGCTGGAATGGAAAATGGATTTGAAAAAACTCAAATCGCCATGGCAATATTAGGAAAAGGTGCTGCTGGATTAGAGTTTGATAAACTCGCAGCAAATCTTAACAAAGCAAGTGATCCAGAATTAGCAAGACGATTTGAACTCGCAGCAGATGCTTTGGATAATATAAGCATAGCGTTCCGTGAGTTACAGTTGGTAGCATTACAAGTCATCACACCAATATTAGAAAAGTTAGCAGAGTTTGAGTTCACAGCAGAAGACGCACGAAAAGCGATACAAGTATTAGGCGCGTTGATAGCGGCAGCATTCGCAGCAAGCGTTATTGCTAACATGTCTAAAATTATTAGTCTATTCCAGACTATGGGTCAAACTATAAAAAGAGTTGCTACAGTACAAGCATTTTTGACAGCATTGACCGGTAAAGGATTAGCATTAGTAGCAGCAGCAGGTGTTGCTGCCACTGGAGCATATATCGCGCTTGGTAAAGCGATGGAAGAGGCTGCTGATGAAAAAGAAAGACTAGAAGGAGATACAGCAGCACCAGGAACACCAGATACAGGTGGTGGAAGAACTGTTGGACAAAGTCCAGAAGAAAAAGCATTAGAATCATTAAAAGCGCAAACTGTAGAGATGCGCAGAAAAAATGATGAAGCAAACAAATATCAAAGACTGATCAATAGTACGATAGGTTTATCTGAGCGTGAAGCCAATCTAATAAAAAGTACTGCCGATCTTGAAAGATCAGCAGCAAATGAAAAAATGGCTATTCAAAAACAGATTGATATTGAACTCAGCAAAGGTAAGGATACTAATCAGGAGATTGTCGCTGAATTACAAAAACAACTTGTTGAAGTTGATAAACAACTTGGTATACAGAAACAATTAAAACAAGAAGAATTAACAAGATTAGACCAACAAAAACAGATAACACAAGAGATAAATCGTCAGGCAACCATAGAACAATTTAATCAAGACGTAAGATCACAAAAATTAAAAGATGATTTATTACAAGAAAAACTTAGAGGTGAGTTAACTCAAAGACAATATAAGATAGCATTAGAACTAGAAAATGCTTTATATAAATTTGAACAGCAACGCATCAATTTAGCAAAACAACGCGCAATATTAGGTACTGGAATTACAGATCAAGAAAAAGCGGATTTAGATACTTTAGAAAGTTTAAATGAAACCCGTTATAGAAATGAACTAGCGAGAATAGCGCAACTAGAAGGTATAGAGACTAACAGAATAAATGATTATGCTGCCGGAACCATAAATGCTTTAGAACAAATATCACAAGCATTTGAACCATATAAAATGGCACAAGATGCTGTCATGATGACATGGAATAAGATAGGTAGTGCTATTGATAACTTTATAGAAACAGGTAAATTTAAATTTAAAGATTTTGCGGCAAGCATAATCGCTGATCTTGCTAAAATGATAGCCAAAGCACTTATTTTCAAATATATTTTTGAACCAATCATGGGTGCTTTAGGATTAAGTATTCCTGGTAGAGCAGCAGGTGGACCGGTAAAAGGTAATCAACCATACATTGTTGGTGAGAAAGGTCCAGAACTCTTTGTACCAAAATCAGCAGGAACTGTCATACCAAATAATAAATTAGGTATGGCTACACAAGCAGAAGGTACTGGACAAGTCAACGCACCTATCACTAACAACTATATCACCAATAATATCAATGCTGTCGATGCTAAATCAGTAGCACAACTATTCTCAGAGAATCGCAAGACGTTATTGGGAGCAGTCGCCACAGCACAACGTGAGATGCCTTACATGGCATGATGAGGAAATAAAATGTCAGGATTACAGACCATCATAGATAATTGTAACGGCATCACGATTAATCGTCGTAAAGTCGTTGGAATACAAATCACACGCAACGAGATACCTCGCGTGAGCCTAACACCAACTAGACAACCATGGCGCTTCACGTTAGATATGCCAAGTAGTTTTAGATATAACGAAGCGCGTAGTTTGATCGAAGCGATTGATACACTAGATCGTGTGACTCCAGAAATAATCACATTCAGCAACAATGCTTGCTTGAGTTGGATATTTAGATATCAAGGAACTATGAATACTAGTCAGATCAATGGTATAACAGTACAAAGTTTTACTGGTAATCAGTTAGTATTACAGAATCTTCCTGCTATAGCAAGCACTAGAGTCTTATTTGAACCAAATGATCTCATACAGATCGGTACGCATACATTTCCATTCACTAGTACAACACGCATAACTCGTGGTACAAGTGCTACGGTAACTATCACAACTAACAGACCAAACATCATATCAACTAGTGTTGTAGGTGATAATATCACAGTAGGTAACAGTTGTGATTTCTATATGTTCTGTCCAAACATGCCAACATATAAATTGATACCAGGTGGTTATGTAAGATCAGGAACAACGACAGTCAATAACGCATACATAGAATGGAGTGATGCGTTTGAACTATATGAGTATGTAGGTACAGCATAATGGATATCATACCAGAAGTCGGTAATAATGCTACAGAGATAACGAATGCTGAGTTTGTCAAACTTACCATATACAATGAATTTGGTAACACGGCAAACACAAATGTTTATACTTTTAGTAGTAGTTACAAAGAAGAAACTATAGCAAATACTGTCTATGATCCACTTGGTGGATTGTTAGCAGTTGGTGCGCAGAATCGTGATCTACGTGTGACGGCTGGTGATACGACCATATCATTGAGCGGCGTAAGTGGCAACAGCATATTCATCGTGTTAGACAAGAAGATACGCGGTAGCGAACTAGAGATATTGCGTGGATTCTATGATGCCAATATGAATCTAACAAATACATATCAACGTTTTACTGGTATCGTGACTAGTTACAACATTAGTGAAGATCGCGAAGAATTAGAAGATACCTTTACCATATCATTGAACGCAAGCAGTTATAAGATCGTGCTTGAAAATCGTATCGCAGGAAGAAAGACAAACAAGGAAAGTTGGCGATACTTTGATAGCAACGATGCTAGCATGGATCAAGTCTATAGCATCGCTGGAGTACAATTTGATTTCGGACAAGATCCTAAAGGTAAGACTACTGTACCAGGATATGGTAGCGGTGGCGGTGGCGGAGGATTCCCACCAGGATTCGATCCTACTAGAGGTTTAAATCAGAACTAATGAACATTAGATTAGCAAATAAATTCGATCAACCAGAGATACTTGAGATGCTACGTCATTTCAGGGAACAGACACCTATAGAAGATATCAAAGATTGCGATAATGCTGAATATATCAGTTCGCTTTATCATGCTTTACTTATAGGTGGCGGCATAGCATTAGTCTGTGAGATCAATGACAAGATCGTAGGCATGATCTTAGGTATCATCGAACAGAGCATATGGGATCCTGATAAGTTTTTATTGCGTGAACTTGTTTATTGGGTAGAACCAGAAGCGCGTGGTACCACTGCTGGTTACAGATTGTTGAAAGAATACAACAAACTAGCAGAACAACTCAAAGAACAAAAACGCATACAGATGTATACCATGACCAAGATGGTCAATAGCCCAGATATTGACTTTAATCGTTTTGGTTATAGGAAGATCGAAGAAGTATGGGTAGCAGGAGCATAACATGGGTATAGTATCAGCAATCGTAGCAGCAGTAGCAAAGATAACGATTGGCGCAGTCGTCAAGTTCGTAGCAGGTACTATATTGAGCATAGGTGTCAGCCGCCTCATGGCAAAACGTGCTATGAAGAAAGCAAGTGCCGGTGGAGATGGTGGCGCACGTATACAGTTACCACCTGCTACAGACAATAAACTACCTGTAGTTTATGGATCAGCATTCGTCAGCGGACCTATCACTGATGCTAAACTAAGCACAGACCAAAAGACTATGTGGTACGTTGTTGCGTTAGCAGAACATAGTGATGATCAAGGTGGCGGTGGTGGCACTTATACTTTTGATACAAGCAATATCTATTATGATGGTAAACTAGTAACCTTTTCTGGTGGTACTGCGCAAGTAGCAAGTTTGACTGTCAATAATCAAGGTACATCGCAGATCGATACCAGAGTCAATGGTAAATTATTCATTTACTTGTTTACTAATGGTAGCAGCAGTGGCGTGAATACAGGTGGTCAAAGTGCCATCACGATATTACAAGATAGCCAGATACCAGCAGCACAACGTTGGACATCTGATCATACTATGACCAATACATGTTTTGCTATCGTCAAAGTAATCTATAACACTGACGCTGGTACTACTAATCTTGGTGCTATAGCATGTAAGATCACAAATAGTTTAACTAAGCCCGGCGAATGTTTAAAAGATTACATGCTCAATACACGTTATGGTGCTGCGATACCATTAGCACGTATCGATACTGATAGTCTTGACGATCTTGACACATATAGCGATCAGAATATCACATACGTACCAGTTGGTGGTGGTAGTGCCACACAAGCACGATATCGCATCAATGGACCATTAGACACAGCAAATGATTGTTTGACTAACTTACAGGTATTAGTTGATGCTTGCGATAGTTGGTTACAATATAGCGAACTAAGTGGTAAATGGAAAGTAGTCATCAATAAACCATATGATGTTGCTCCAAATGCTGAGACATTAGGTGATCTATTCTTAGTTGATAGTAGTAATCTTGTAGGTGGTATCACGATCAATCCTGTCGATCTAAATGAGACTTATAACGAAGTAGAAGTCGCATATCCAAACAAGAATATTAAAGATCAGACTGATTTCCAAGTACTAGAACTCGAGGATTATCAAGCGACATTATTGAGTCCTAATGAAGCGATCAATAGATTGAACGTACAGTTGCCTGTAGTCAATGAAGCAGTACAAGCAAAATATTTAGCAGTGCGCAGATTATTACAGAGTCGCGAAGATTTGATCATCGTGTTCCGCACTGACTATAGCGGCATACAAGTATTAGCAGGGGATGTGATACGTGTCACGCATCCAGTATATGGTTGGACTGATAAGTTGTTCCGTGTCAGCAACGTAGCAGAAGAA